GTCTGGTGTTGAAAGATACAATCAATGGAGAAAGCGTATACAATCAATAACATATAACTTTAAGCAAGATTTAGAACACTTAGAAAATTACATGCTAGAGAATGATCTAGAATTTAATGATTTGTTTAAGAGAGATGAGCCTTATCCAAAAATAGTTAGAAAGTGTATACAGAAAGAAATAAGTATAGAGACTTTCTCACTAATGAATAAGATACTGAATTTTATACCCAAAGTTGATAAGTGCATAAGTGAGCGCATACTTTGGGAACAATATAAACTAATTTCTCTAAAATACTCATCATTTATATGTAGAGATGATGAATCTCTAAAGAAGTATAAGCAAATAATGATGAAAAAATTTTGTTGAAATGCTTGTCTTTCATGTATAAATCTGATAGTATTATACAAACACCAAATGACTGGTGAATTATCATATATGAAAAAATAATTGGAGAATATATAAATGTCATTTAACAATCTTAAAAAGAACATGGGAATGAACGGTCTCAAGAACATTCAAAATGAGCTTGAGAAATTGAATAAAGGTAACAATAATAACTCTGCTGATGATAGATACTGGAAACTAACATCAGATAAGTCTGGAGTTGGTGCGGCAATTATTCGTTTTCTTCCTGAGTCTGAAGGTGATTCAACACCATGGATTCTCTTGTACGAACATGCGTTTCAAGGTCCTGGTGGTTGGTATATCGAGAAGTCTCTGACTACTATTAATGGAAAAGATCCAGTATCAGAGTATAACTCAGAGCTTTGGAATTCAGGAATTGATGCAAATAAAGACATCGCACGAAAGCAAAAGAGAAATGCTAGATACATCTCTAACATCTTAGTGATTAAAGATCCAGCTAATCCTGAAAACGAAGGCAAAGTATTCTTGTTCAAGTATGGCAAAAAGATTTTTGACAAGATCAAGGGTGCTATGTTTCCAGAGAATGATCCAGTAGATCAAAAAGATCCTATGAATCCTTTTTGTCCATGGACTGGAGCAAACTTCAAGCTAAAGAGTAAGCGTGTTGATGGATACATAAGCTATGATAGCTCAGAATTCTCTGCTCAAGAAGCATTGTTTGATAGCGATGATTCAAAAATTGAAGCACTATGGAAGACTCAACACAAGCTATCCGATCTTATTGATGCAAGTCAATTTAAGAGCTATGAGCAACTAAAAGCTAGACTTGACAAAGTAATTGGACTTAAAACTACTGCACAAACTCGTACAGTAGAGTCAAAGCCAGAAGCACAATCTGTAAGAGAATCAATCTCTGAGAGTGCTGAAACGAAATCTGATTATACATCATCTTTCTCTGATGATGACATTTCAGATGATTTAGATTATCTTCAAGCACTAGCTAACGAAGAATAATCTATTTCCACAAAACATACACTTAACAAATGTTTTGGAGACCAGTTCTGATCAGAACTGGTCTTTTTTTATTGTAATCCTAAAGCATTATTACCCAGTCGTCTTGAAGAAGTTCCAATAGGATCATTGGGTAGTGGTACGGGCGTTGGAGTAGGAGTTGGAGAAGCCGTTGGAGCTACCACGTTTCCTAGATGTCCAATGTTTACATTTATTCCGCCATCTTTATTTGGGTTAAGTTGCTCAGAATAAATTTTTTCTGCAGGAGCAAGAGATTCAGCAATTTTATTTAACGAATTTCTATTACCAATATTACCAAACTGACTGCCATATTTACTATATTTCTCATATCTATTCATAGTTGATTCAACATACTCTAACTGTCTAGCTGGGACGAAACTCTTAATTGATTCCCAGTCTGTGTCAAGACCCGCTTCTTTAGCTATTTTTTCAGCTCTTTTTACCGCGTCTGGTCCAGCATTATATGCGAGTAAAAGTTTTCGCATATCTAATCCAACTTGTTGAATTCCTTCCTCAAGAATAATTGTACCGCCAAGAAGACTATGCATTTCATTAAAGGGATCAAACTTTACTCCTAACGATTCACCCAATCTCTCCCAATGATAAGGCATTATCTGAGTCCACCCCTTTTCTCCAGCTTTGCCAACGGCATATGGATCTCCCTCACTCTCTGTCATTATTAATGCCTTCATCAAAGGAGCCCACTTATCTGCATCATATGTAAACTCATCGCCAGATGAAAATATGGAATTCCACGCGGAAGCAACTGAGTCATAAATAGATTCAATAACTCTACCTGCACTTGCTACTATTGGAGCAGTATAAGGATCAAGTTTTTTTAGACCTGGAAAATTAGAATCTAAAAATTTTGTCACATCATCGCCACCAATAAGACCAAGAAGTCCTGCTGCACCTATAATTGTTCCCCCCACAGCGGTCGCCACGGCCGCAGGAGCGCCCGCAAGCACCGCCAAACCTGCTCCTCCAGCAGCCACAGGTAGCCACTTTAGCACATTAAAAATAGAATTCCCAACACCCCCTTCACCGCCAGCAAGAAGTCCACCCAAAGAAGATGCTGTCACTGAAGATTCCCATTCCTTAGCACTCAAACCGCCAAAAATGGTATCAACCCCAAAATCAAGAACAGATAGACCTGCGGCCAATTTTGCTAGAAAAGTCTTTGCATTATCTCCAATAAAACTAAGTATTTTTTCAGTTTTAGTTAATCTATTAGCCGCCCTTTTCGCGGTTTCAGATGCGTCTAATGCTTGTTTAGCCCGCATAGCCTGTCTTTCTGCTATTTTCTCTATGAGGTCAGCTCTGGCCTCAATTTCCTTTATTTGAGGGGTTTTACTAAAAAATTCATCAATAATCTTTGCCGCACCAGTTCCGGCGGTATCGCCTTTCGCTCCCGCTTCAGCAAGTTCCTTAACTAGTCTTTTATATAATCTTTCTTCAGCCTTCTGTCTAATATTTTTTGCGGTAAGTTTTCGTATGGCGCTCAACGCTCTCAAGTCTCTAGCCTCTCTCGCTAATATCTGGGCTCTTCTTAGCTTACTCCTTTCTCTTAGAGCTGCCCTACGGGCTAATTTTTTGGCTCTATCCGCAACTGGCACCATTGTTGCTCCTTGTGCCGCCGCGACGGTAAAGTTACTAACACCAGCAACAGTATTTACTTTGTTCCTTACTTCTTCAAGTCTGTCGGGATTTAGTGCGCCACCTAGTGCGCCACCCGCTCCAGCGCCCGAACCTGCTCCACCTCCAGAATCTGATCCACTTCCCCCAGTTAAATAATCTGCTAATGCGGCTCCAGCGAGACCAGCAAGACCAGCAAGGCCCACCTTTCCTGCGGCTGGTAATATTCCACCCCCGCCGCCAGCTCCAGCAATGCCTCTAGCAGAACTGCGCTCTCGCATATTTTCTAAATCTTGCAGTCTTTCTAGTTTTTCAGTTCTGTATTGTAAGAGTTGTAGTGCTAGAAGTTTGTTTACGCTCGAATTAATGTTAGGTACAGGAGATACCTTTACTAGTATTTGTTGTAATAAAGATACTATAGCAGAATCATCAGATACTTTAGATGTTGTTATGTTGTTTATCTGTGTTGATTTATCTGAGGAAGTTTCTGAAAATAAGCGGCTTTTCAGTCCAGAGTAAGCATCATATCCTTGTTTTGCGAACCCGCCAATTCCTTTTGCCGCTCGTAAAGCCGCTTGAGATACTGGATCGCCGCTATTTTGCACTAAAGAATTTACTAAAGAATTTAATGCTTTTGTGCCGTAATATCCAGCAGCTACTCCTGCGGGAATTATGCCTCTTTTGATGACTTTGCCGCCGAGGTTGGCTCCTCTTCTAATTCCGCTGCCAATAGTAGGGAGAGCTTTTTTAGAAAGTCCGAGAAGACTATATAATGTTTCTAAGCCAGGTGGTGAAGCCATTTAAATATTTCTCTATAAAATAAACATATATCTTTATTTATTTTTATGTTTTTCTTCCTCACTTTTTACATATTGCATCAAGAATTTGAAATATATGTCCAACTCATAAGGAATCATATTTTCAAGCTCCGTTATGGAATATTTGTGATGCTGAACCATTCCAAAAATAATATGATAATGGTTTTCTAAAGAGATATGATTCAGCATTATACTAAAAAACTGTCCAATCCCGAAATCACATGTTTTTCAATAGATTTACATTCTTTACACTTTATTTCTATCGTATGTGTTAGCTTTGGAATACCATCTAAAAAATCATCAATTTTAGAAAACTGTTGTGTTGTAAGAGAGTTTAGAAATTCTACACCTTCTTCTATAGTCACATCTTTTGATGATGTCACTTTATCAGCATCATAAACAGATTCTACACAAGACCAAATTAGCTTGAGAGAATTATCATCTTTGTTTAAATCACGAGCATATCTAGCAACATCTTTAGCATTTGGATATCTCATGAACAATCCTATAGAATCAGTTAGTTCAATTTTCTTATCTTTCTGATTTGAAAAATCCACTTTTACATCTCTTAAATTTACAACAACTTCATGCTCTTTCTTACAGCTCTCGCATGAAGTTTCTTCTTTTCCCCTAAAAAATAAGTTTGAGGTTTCTCCTACAGAGATGCATCTTAGTTGAAGAATTAGATATTCAATATCAAAAGATTCCAACTTGTTTACGTCAAAGTCAGGAGTAACAACGCAGTTATTTACTACTTGACTAGTTGCATTAAATGTTTCAATGGGGTCTTCTGACATCATAACGGTTAAAAGAATCTTTTGCTCTTTAACTAAAAAAGGTCTAATTCTTATTTCTTCATTTGTTGATGGAACAATCACACTATGAGTTATGATGTCAAGTTTTGGTAAAGGCATATTAAAATCTCCATAATAATTGCATAATTAGTATTATTTATCTTAAATTTTTGGCTATCCAACAATATTGTCTAGAGCTACAGAAGCGGCCGCCTTAGCAAAAGTTTCGAGATCGCTTAATGTATTTTTCCATCTAGCATAAGAAAATTCTACAGTTAAAGTCATATATTCATTCTTAGAACCGTATGATAATTCTTGCTCTGCTATTATCTTAGGATATGCTTCTTCTAGAACATATGTTGAAACTACTTCTCCAGCTAATGAGCCAACATCTTTAGAGTCGCTCATCTTTTGTATTACTATACTTCCAACATAGTCATTATAATAATTCATATAGTAACTTTTATGATTCATTATATTTTCTTGCCAAATATTAAACAAAGTTCTCTCAAGCATTGAGTTAGTGCAAAGAAATGTTATTTGCATGGGCGCATACAGAACTCCATATGGCATTTCCCGAACAGTTCCATACATTCTATGTGGAGTTGTTGAAATAACTCTTCCCGGAAGCGATGCGTTCAAAGCTAAGATTGAGACTTGTCTTGCACCCACAAATGAAACTGCCGCTCCGCCATATTGTCCACCAAGAAATTCAGGCAGTTTTAGTAGAAGTGGCGGGCATACAGTGACCAAATAGTTACATCTCAAAGATGGTCCCGCACTAACATTTAATACTGATTTTATATAGTCTATGTTCATATGTAATCTACTTAATCATTCTAGAGCTATTTTTTAAAACTTCAGAGTAACTTGCTTTCATAAAATTTTGTGTTGGTAGAAAAAGAGCTAAAGGCCATTCTGAAGGATGAACTCTATAACTAAATGAGCCTATCATATTCTTATACAAATATCTTTTAAGAGTTGGTTTGTAGTATCTTAATGCGCTTGCGCTTTTCAACACATTATAAGATATATTTATTATGGTTTCTTTATGTTTTATTGAATAAACTTCATAATTATACAAAGCGTTTAGAAGAAGTGCTTTGTGCATATTGCGTATATAATGAAAGTTTAGACCCATGAATCCATCTTGATTTTGGTCTATCACTAGCACTAAAGGATTTGTATCATAATATGACAAAGTATTTTTATGCTTAGGATCATATTGAAACATAAAAATGCCACCAATTTCTGGTGATGAGTTTCTTGATTTATCTTTTACAATATCAGTAGGTTCTATTTCTCTGGGACCAACTAGTTCAAATACACGACTTTTATACCAATCTATTGCTCTAAGTGTTCTTTGCTCAAATATATTCTTGTCTTTAGCTTCTTCTAGCAAAGAGCTGAAAAGTTCAGTCTTATATATACTTGCATCTTCCATTTAAGTATTTATTGTTTTTTCATGTTTTTTATCAACTTTATTCCCATCTTCTCTAGAGTGTCTTCTGTCCAAACCATGAATGTTGCGCCTCTCATCTGTGCATGAGCATTAGCTGTTTTCCATTTGGATTGATTCTTAATGTAATCTAAACTTTCTTTCATATATCGCTTAGTTATTTTTTTAGGCTTCTTGGGCGGCTTTGTGTATTTTTTAGGCTTAACTTCTATCCAGTATTCTTCTCCGTTACTGAGTTTCATAGTAAAGTCTACAAAATATCTATGTTTTTTATTATCTGTGTCGCATAAATATATTATGACTAGTTCTTCTGATGACCATTCAACTACTGATGGATTATTGTCGAGCCAGATCATTAAAGACAGCTCCCAAGATGAGCGATAAAATACGTTATTATAATCGCCGTTATACTTTTGATAATTTTTTAACTTAAACTTGCCTTGGTACATAATATATGAGTTTTTTAGACTTTTTGGGTAAACTTAAACCCTACGTTTCTCCCGCAAATATTGCAAAACGAGCCTTGTTTAAAGAAGATGGAATTACTGAAACGGGCGGATTTTTACAAGGAACAGCAATCGATATTCAACAAAAAATGGCTGAAGAATACAGAAAGATTTCTAGAGAATCAGCTTATAATGATAATGTTGCATTAAAACCCACACTTCCCCTGGTCTACCCTCAAGATTTATTTAGCGAAGAAAGTGGTTTTCTTGACCCTTGCATATTGTTTCACATGAAAGAGCCAGTTTTTAGAGATGAGAAAATTCTTAAAAGAATTGCACTATATATGCCACCTAATATTAAAGTTAATTATGGAGCAAATTGGTCAGAAGTTGATCTTTTCGTATCAAAAGATACTGCTCAGAATATTAGAAGTGAAACCACAAAATTTCTTAACAACCTACAAAGAAAAGGTACGATTGAAGCTATATCCACTGCTGCCAAAGACATCAAAGCAGGCGATGTACTGGGTACACTTGCGGGCACCATAGGCAGAGGATATGCAAAGAAAACGCTAACTGGAAATTCCTTGGGCCAAGCGGCTTCGGCTATTGCAGGAAAATCTATAAATCCTATGGCTGGTTTATCCTTTTCATCCGTTAACCCTAGAACATTCACTTTTGATTTTGAACTATTGGCAAGAACACAAAAGGAAAGTGACGACATTCGAGATATTATAGGCACATTTAAGTATGGTATGCACCCAGAAGCTATAAAAGGTTTCGCTCCAGGAGAAGCTCTAAGTGGCTATGGAGAT